CACAATGCAAAACTCCACCTCTTTCGAAGCTCAGTTCGATGGTTTCTCTGATGTGTCCGTCCATTCTGGCGACACAAGTGACGAGAACCGTCCGTTCTTGCGTGCTCAGGACTGTGATGTGGAAGCCTTAAATGCTTGGCTTCCAGAAGAACCACCTTTTGGTGAACGCATGAGGATGTGGGTCGAGATGTTTAAGATCTCGGCTGGCAACCTGCTCAAACGCGTCCTTCGGGTGAGATTCTCATGGCTCAGCTTGGTCATGGTCTTTATTCTTGACCTGCTGTACGGGATAGGGTTGTGGTTCGAAAACGCAATCAGGGTTGTTGCCAATTGGTGGCGGCCCACCTATCCTGTGTTTGCCACTGGATTGAAATCTCCAGTGCCCCAAGGGACAAGGTTCTATGTTAGGCCTTTCCTTTGGGTGATCTTTTGGCTGAGGACGTTGATCTGGCGAGACGCTGGAACACTGTCCAAGGCGATTGATGCTGCACGCTTTGTCCCACGGAACTTCCGGAAGCCGTTTCTCGCGGCGTTCATACCGAGATTTCGAGGGATGCCAAAATACCATTCGCACCGCCTGGCCGCCTCAGAAAGGTCAGGTGTGAACACGTCTATGGTCGATGGTGTCAAAGCTGTCGGATACGTTCCCTTTATCGTGAGCCCCGGCGCAGAGCTGGTTGGTGATGAAGCGGCGCTACGCTTGTTCTACACTCTGAAAGACTGCAACAAAGAATTGCGGTTTGACGAGCTGACTGGACAGCACGCGTTCGTTCTAACTGACTGTGACTACTACGCTGATGTCAATGACTTGCTGAAGGGATTTCGTCCGATGGTCATTTACACCTTCGCCCCGGTTCGTGCGGGTGGGTCTGTCCTGGATGGAACATTCTTTTTCCTCAATGATGAAGTCAAGTACCTAATCAGCGGGGGTTCCTCCTACCAGCACAAGTTATGGGACTATGCTGGCGCTGACGGACACGTGGCCGTTGAGTCACACGACCGTTCTCTCCTTGTCTACGATCTGGAGATTCGTGAGGTCGGTGAAGACGGCTGCAGGCGCGTGATTGTGCTCTCTCCTTCGGCATTGATCCGGTATCCCTACTGGACAGCCTCGTTCGCTCCAAAACCACTGCAACGCCTTGACCCCACTGTCAACGGCATCGCTCTCATCAGGACGACCATCGATGGTACTGACTGCGTCTCAATGGCGCGGAACGGCATCGCTGAGTCGGTCTCCTTCCCCACATCTCTCCTTTATGTGGCGCACTCACGGTATGTCGCGGCTTCCAAGCCCGAACGGTCTATGATCACTCGCGTTCTCTTGACGCAGAAAGGGTGGTTTGAAGCCGACGGGTCGGCTGAGCTCGCGACCGCGCTGCTCTGGGAGTGCTTCTCGGACATGGACAAGTTCTTGAAGCTCGCTGGCCGCTGGATGGCCCCCACAAGTCGTATTCCTATTGAGGAACCGATCCCTAGGGGTGCTCAACATTTCCAGGCTACGGCTGGTGATGCTATGGAGGATGGAGACACATATGCTCGGAAGATTCACGCACCTTTGGTGACGAATCCGGCTGTGTTCCCGGCGGTGTCTGTCAATAATGACAAGGCATGCATTGCAGATCGGTTGGAACGAGTGCGGAATGACAAAGTACCTCCTCCCAATTATGACAAGTACTGGGCCGAGTTCAATCGGTTCATAGTCCCGGACGCAGCGATGGGTTCGCTTGCTCCCTTGTCTATTGGTGAAGTCGATGAGTTGCAGAGTCTTCCAGCCCAAAGGGCCCGAACAGCCCGCGAGTGGCCCTCGCTTGGCTTGCCTGTCAATACGCATGTCTCCTCGTTTCAGAAGAAGGAGTCGTATGGCAAGGCCGGTGCTCCCCGGAATATTTCGACACTCCCAACAGCCCACACCTTAGGCTTGAGCTCTTTTACGCTTGCGTTCAAGAAGCAGTTCCTCAAGCCCCTTCCCTGGTACGCGCCTTCGAAGACACCTACTGAGGTGGCTCAACGTATCCAGGACATCGCCCTTAAGGGGGATGGTCTGATCGCGAAAGACCTCTCCCGACAAGATGGAACCATATCCGGTTACTTGAACGATAAGTACCGTGATTGTATGGTCAGGGCCTTCGGTTCAGAGTACGCCGATGAATTGGTTCGACTGCTGAACGCTGAGCGCGGTGCCAAAGGCACTACTGCGCAAGGCGTGAGGTACAAGAGCCGTGAGTCGCGCAAGTCAGGATCAGCTACCACGACAGATGGGAATACCCACTGCTCTGGAGGTGTTACCTACTGCGCCCTCCGCGAGATGGGTTTCTCCCCTGCAAATGCCTGGGAGATGCTTGGTCTTTACGGAGGAGACGATTCCATCGACTTGGAAATGGACGGAGCGGCGGACGCAAACAAGAAAGCCTATGGCAACCATGGCTTGATCCTAAAGTTTTGTAAGTCCGTGCCGAGAGGGCGTCCCGTGGACTTTTACGGGCGCTACTTTATCGACCCCTGGACTTCCCTTGACTCCTTTGCTGACCCTTGGAGGACGATTGGGAAGCTTGGTTCTACGGTTGCGCAGGGAGATCTTCTCTCTGCGGCGGTGAATAAGGCCCGGGGATATATCGCCACTGATCTGGCGACCCCGGTGATAGGTATGTGGGCGTTGAAGCTAACCAGCTTCGGTGACGGCAATGAAGCACAAATGACCAAGGAAGAACGCTTCAAGTTGTCTCAGGCGTGGCCCCAGAAGGACGTAGGCGCAATCCGCGCTGCATTCCTGGAGGTCAGCGGGCTCGATGCGGACAGGCTCGAGCTCATGGAGGCCCAGATTGACGCATGCGAATGTCTGGACGACTTCAACAACGTGGTTCCCCTCGACAATGAACATTTGGTCGAGCACGACCCGAGCTATGTTGTTGAAGGCGAGTTCTTCGCTGCGCCAGGACCAAAATCCAAAGACACACAACCGAAACCGAATGTCAGGAAAGCGACAGTCAAAGAAGGCGGCGCGCAAAGCCGCCAACCCCGGAAAACCAAGCCCGTTCGTGATCAACATGATCACGCCGGACTCGAAGGCAGCAGTACTGCGGGGGGGACAAGCGACGATGGGGAACCGAAACGTCACCACGGTCAAAAACCGGGAGATAATCGGGTCCCTGACGACCGCCGTCCCCTCAGGCGGGAAGTACGCGGAGGGCGGAACAGCGTTCGCTCTCCGGATCGGAGGCGCGGCACTCCCGACAGCCAGTTCGTGGCTCGGGAGGCTGGGCAGCCTCTACGATCGCTGGAAGCCACTCAAGATGAAAGTGGTATTCCAGCCGCTGCTAACGACCGGAAACGCGGGGGCGGTGGCAATTTGGTTCGACCCGGACCCAGACGCCCCGGCTCCAACAACGTTCGCGACAGCGAGCGGAAACAGCGGAGTCGTGGCGGGCCCGGTGTACGCACCGTTGTCCGTGACGGCGGGAACGGCCCAGCTGGACCGTCTTCCCCAGTACCTCACGTTGAGCGGGAACACCCTAGCATCGACGGCAGCCGGATGTCCGGGCCAGATAATGGCCGTCTGGACGGACGCTCCGACCTCAGCAACAGCAACAGTGACCCTCGGGTACCTGTGGCTGGAGTACGAGGTGCAGATGTCGGGAGTCTCGAACATCGCGACGTGAAGACCCGTCGGAAGCCTCGTGGAAAGAATGGAAAGGCTCCTTCCACTGAGTAGATTTCACGCC